GTTCTTCTCCTCCCATCGGCAGGGGCGTCGGGCTGCACCCCCGACGCCCCTGCTTGAAGGAGCACGATGCCCCTGGACCTCGCCAAGTACCGCGCCTGGGCTCGCATCCCTCACACCGAGGACGATCCGGCCATCGGCATCGCCTGGGAGGCTGCCGTCCGCGAGCTCGAAGAACGCACCGGCTGGGTCGTGGACCCGACCACCCGGACGCAGTACGTCGGCGTCGAGCCAACGAACACGGAGAAGCTGGTACTTCTCACCCGGCAGCCGGCGACGGCTGCGACGTGCGTCGATGACAATTCGGTCACGGTCAACCTGACGCTGGTCACCATCAACGGGCTCCAGTATGCGAGCCTGGACGAGGATGACCTGTCGTACCCGCTCATCCTGACCGTGAGCTGCGGGTCGAACACGCTCAATCCGCTCCTCGAAATGGCGCTGTTACAGCGTGTCACGCAACACGTCGCGAGCCGCGGGGATGACACCGTCACCCTGTCGAGCGACTACTGGGATCGCATCTCTGGCATGATGGGGAAGGGGATCGGCTGATGGCGCACGTCCCATCCGGAATGCTGCGATACGCCATGACGGTGCAGAATCGCAGCGTCACGACGGATTCACTCGGCCAGGCAGCGGAAACGTGGTCTGACGTCGTGGTCATTGCTTGCCATGCCGAGCAGATGCGGACGAATGACGCATTCGGCGACGGTGGCCCAGAGATCCGCACCGACTGGCGCATCCTTGCCGCTTGGCATCCCGACGTCACGACCCGCAGCCGGCTGAAGTGGGTAGACCGCGGCACGACGCGCTACTTCAACCTCCGCGGTTGTTGGGACCGCGACGGTCGCCAGCGCCGCCTCGAGATCGAAGCGACCGAGGTGGTGCCATGACTGTTTCTACCAAAGCCATCAAGGTGTCGGTAGATACCCGAGAAGTCAAAGCACTGCTCGAAAAAATGCCGCGCCGTATGAGCGAATCAATACGCAAAAAGGCAATGCGAGCTGCTCTGTTGCCGGCGCAGAAAGAACTCCGCAGAATTTGGGCAGCAGCAGCATTCCGCGGCAAACGACCGCATAGAAAGGCGATTGTTTCTGCTACTCAAATTGATGTCCGCAGGCATGGATCAGGTGACCTTGCAACAATTCAGGGAGCGGTCGGAGTCAGATACGGGCGCAAGGGAGGAGCACGCGCCGCTGGCCGTCAAAAAGTGTGGCACCTGCTTGAGCATGGATTTTTCCGCCATAGCGTGACATCGGCCTATCGCGGTTTGTCTAGCAACTTGCGCGAAGACGCAGAATCACGACGTGCGTTTGTGAAGTCAAAGCGGGATGAAATATTCGCGAAGCACAAGGGCACAAGCTTCAAAGCCAAGAAAGCAAGAAACGCAGAAATGCGCGAGGTGTTTGCGGAAGCACGCGAACGGTGGACGGCATTGAGTGCTTTCCGTAAGGCCAAGGCTGAATCGTTAGAACAAGCACGATCAGCAGGGGCAGGAAGTCGCGTGCCTGGCAGGAAAATCTCCACCCGTTGGGTGGCGTCGCATATTGACGAAGTCATGCAACGTATAAGAGATGCAGTAATTCGAGAAGCTCGAAAGGCGCTGGCATGAGCTACTACGACGCGCTCACGTCGTTCGTGGACTACGCCGCCGCGGCCTGCGCTACGGCTAATCCTGTCCCGCCGCTCAATGCGTCGATGCGCGTGGCTGGAACGCCGACGCCTGTCGCCGTGTACGAATGCACTTGCACCCCGGTGCAGCATCACCCCGGCACGTTCTCGGGGCATTGGGCGGTCGATGCCACCATCACGGTGATCGGCGACAACCTCCTCGAGATCGCAAGCATTGCCGATTCCATCGGCGCATACTTCAGCGCAAACCCCAATTTCACGCCTACGACGCCAGCGAGCTCATGCCGCATCGGCGTCGAAACGATCAGTTTCGCAACCGGTGCCGAGTCGCCCGACGATGGGCAGCAGGACGCCGAACGGACCATCACCATCTCGCTCACCATGCAAGTGAGGGAAGGCTAAACCATGGCAACGATCATCGGATTCGGCGGAACCGGGACGCTCAACTTCAACGCCGGTGGCGCGACGACGTTCCCGGTTCGGAATGTCTCGGTGTCGTTTGAGCGCGCATCGCTCGACGTAACCACGCTGACGGACTTCCGCGAGAAGCGTGCCCCCGGTCGCATCCGCAGGACGGCGACGTTTGAGATGCTCGCCCAGGACAGCACGACTGACAACAACCTCCGGACGCACCTGTACCCGACCACGCTCGCCGACGCGGTCAACCGAAGCGTCGTGTTGACGTACACCGATCAAGGGTCGATCGCGTACACGATCACGGGGCACATTACGAGTGCGTCGCGCACCGACGATGGCACCGGGCCGGGCATCTGGTCGCTGTCCCTGGACGAAGCCTGATGCCGCGGGACCTGACCCATCTCTTTGCCAAGACGCGGCGCGTCGAGCATCCCGAGCTCGGCGTCGTGCTGGTCCGCGAGGCCACCATGGAGGACTACCTCCGGGCAGGCGCGGATCGGTGGTGGTTCGCGTCGAACCTGCAATGCGAAGACGGCTCGGCGTTCGTGGCCGACGCCAGCGACCTCGGCCGGCTGCGGGCGGAACTGTCCGACTGGCTGCTCTCGGAGGTCACGAAGAAGCGCCCTACTCTGCCGCCGAACGGCGGCGCTGGCGCAACGGAGACGAGGCAACCCGAATGACGATGCCAGGCAACATCGCCGCGACCGAGTTCACCACGCTTGAGCGCTGCGAGTGGCTGCTTTCCTGCATCGCCTGTGCCGTGACCCGCAAGCCTGCCCACGAGCTGCTTCCATGGGTCCGAAGCGGCATCCAGGAGCTCGGGAGGTCGCTCAATGGCTAAGGAGATGAAAGCCGTCATCCGGGCCGAGGTGGACCCGTCGGGCGTCGTGCGCGGCGTCAACGACGTCAACCGCCAGCTCGGCAAGATCAACAAGGCGACCGCAGCCACAGCCATCGCGACCGGAATCCAGGGCGTGTCCTCGGCGCTCGCCATGATGCGGAACGTGCTCGAGCAAATCGACCGCAGGAACATGCAAATTCAGGAGATTGCGTCTAGGTTCTCGCCGCAGGCGCGAGCTGCGCAAATGCAGACGGAGTTTGCCCGGATGCGTCAGAGCATGGCGCTCGGGCCCGTGATGGCGTCGGAAATGCAGGCTGTTGAACAGGTCAAGCAGCGGGCGATCTCGTCGGAAACGCAGCGCCTCATGGCTGGGCCGGCTGGCTCGCAAGCCGCGGCCGAGGATTTCAAGAGCTTCTTCACCGAGATGGCCGACCGGCTGCGCGAGTACCCGGGCAGAGTCCTCGGCGGCGGGCCAATCTCCAACCCAGTCGCCAACCCCATCAAGCGGTTTTTCAACCCAATGGGCGACGATTTCTTGAGCGGGCAGGGGCTCGCCGGCGGCATGGGCTCGGCTCGCGGCATGTCCTACGCCGAGAAGACGGCCCGCGGCATCGAGAAGATGGCGAGGGAGAACTAATGGGCACGTTCACCGTCGAAGAATTCAAGGAAAGCCGCAGCTACCAGCTCGAGGCGTTTCCGAACGAGTGTTCCTTGACGGCCGTCTATACGGTCACTTGGTCGCCTTCGAGCGCCTTGGATCCATACCCCGGCAACGTCGCCATGCTCGCGGCTGTCCCGCGCCCGCGGCAGCGTCCGAATTCATTTGTCCATGAGAGTGACGGCTATCACAAGACGCTGGTTAGCCGCGAGGTGACCGTCACGCCGCTCATGGAGCGGACATACGCCTGGCGTGTCACCGTGCGCTATTCGACCCGCGGTCCATTGCAGGACGGTGCGGGGCAATTCTGCATCGTCACCCGCTCAACAAGCATCCGCCAGGCTGCGCTCTACCGATCGGGCGCGACGCTGCCAACGAACGGAACACCGTCGGGCTTTACCGACATCGCCGGCACGGCGGTCGATCTGAACGGCAACCCTCGCGAATACGAGGTCCCGCAGACGCTTGTCTCGGTCGAAGTGTGGTGGGATCGCACCCTCCCGAGCGGGACGCCGGCGGCCGAACCCGCCTACTCGACCTACAGCAGCACCGTCGGCAAGCGGAACAATGCCGCATTCATCGGCTACCCGCAGGGCTCGCTCCTGTACCGCGGATTCCAGGCTGCGCCGATCGACAACTACTACCGCATCACCCACACGTTCCTGCACGACGAGTGGTACCACCTCGAGCAGATCCCGGCACCGAACCCGACCGGGCAGCCGGTGCTAGTGCCTGGCGCGACTTACGGCTCCTTCCAAGTGCTCCAGGCGGACGAGATTTTCTGGTACCAGAAGTACACCTCGACGGCAGCGTTCAGCTCGCTCGTCACCGCCGCGCAGCTGGCGGAACTGACCGCACCCGTACCGACCGCGATTCCCTGATGGCCTACCAAGTGCCCATCTTCACCAAAGGGCTCTACGCGGGCGCGAATCGGCACGTCATGCAGGGCATGGCCGACGCCTCGAGGACGGTGTCGGCATCGCAGCAAGGGCTTGCCAAGGCGAGGCAGCTTGTGGTCGGCGGCAACGTCGCCAAGCTCGGGCTGTGCAGCGTGTCGCAGGCGACGCTCATCACGGCGAACCGATGGAAATACCGGGTCGAGGCGTTCTATCCGCCATCGCTCGCCGGCGGCGGAATTGCCGCGCCGAACTGCTCGAGCTTCGATTACCTCGAGGTCCTGAATCTGCGCGAGTATTTCAACACCGCGACGGTCGTGGACGGCATGGACATCACGACCCCGGCGAGCACCGTCGGACCCGTCGGCAGCGTGTGGAACGGTTCTGCGTGGCCTACGACCTCGCTCGCGGCCGTGGTGAATGTCTACGTCGTGTACGCCCTGGACGGGACCGCGTGGCCGTATTTCGATCGTCCGAACCCAGTCCGCTGCACCGAGGAGGAAGGTGAGTAATGCCGAACGTCACGATCCAGACCCCCATCGTCAACCTGGTCATATGGCCGGGCGAGCTGCATTTCCTGACGGTGTACGTCCGCAACGCCGATACAGGCGGGACGTTCAACTGCACCGGCTACACGCTGAAGGGCAAGTGGACCATCGGCACGGCGACGGGCACCATTAACGGCACGTTCGTAAACGCCAACAACGGCCACGGAACGATCACGACGACCAGCGCCACCACGGCCACCTGGCCGAACAATGCCTGGGGCACGTTCACCGTGTACCTCGACGACAACGCGAGCACAGAGAACCTTCACGTTACCGACTTCACCTTCCGGACCGCAGGAGTGGACATCCCATGATTACCTCAATGTTCCGCAGGGCATGGGCAGCATTTACGAGCGATCCCACTCCCGGATACCAGGAAGAGTTCGACGGCGGAACAGCAACTACATCTGTATATCCATATGTTGTGAATGGAGAAAATGCATCGTTCGTTTCTTACAACACTAACCTCGACGGCGGCCAAGCCACTAACCCCGCATAACACACCATGAGCATCTTTACAGCCAACATCCGAATCCGACGAGACACTCGCGCAAACTTTGCTAGCGCAGATCCCACTCTGCTGCTTGGCGAGATTGCAGTAGAAACCGATACGGGTCGGTTCAAGATTGGGGACGGTGCGACTCTTTGGAACTCCCTTGGATACGCCGCAGGCGGTGCTGGCACGGGCAAAGCCACAACTGCTACTGGCGCAAATCAAAACACGGCGATTGGTAAGGGCGCACTTGACGTAACTGGTGACGCCAATCGAAACACCGCAGTTGGTTTCGAGGCTGGCTACAACATCAACGGTGGATGCGACAACACACTTGTTGGCCGCAACGCAGGTCGTCTGATTACTGGCGGACCATCGAACGCAAGCGGATTCGGAAACACCTGTGTTGGTTCAAGCGCGGGTGGGACTATTGGGACCGGAACTTCCAACACGATTGTTGGTGCCGCTGCTGGACGAGACTTGACATCAAGCAGCAACACCATCGTCGGTGCAGACGCATCCGTGTTTACTACGACGGGCGGCAGTAACACCGCGATTGGCGTAAACGCGCTCCGCAACAACGGAATCGGAAACAACAACGTGGCGGTCGGAAACGATGCGCTTCGTGGACTTGCCGGGGCGATGAATGTCGGCGCAAGCACGGCAGTCGGGGCATCGGCTCTTCAGGCAGTTCAGCCGACTTCAACCTCACGTAGCAACACCGCCGTTGGCTTTCAGGCTGGACTTGCCATCACGACGGGCGCGTTCAATGTCGCCGTCGGAAATCAAGCATTGGTGCAGAACCAACTCGGTGACAACAACACCGCACTTGGCGAGTATTCGGGAGATGGCTGCAAGGCAAGCAACAACACCGTCGCTGGTACGAATGCGGCATACCGAAATTGGTGGGGTATCGACAATGTGATGATCGGTCGCGGTGCGGGTTGGGGAAATACCACCATCGACAACCAGACCAACGAGTTCTTTGCTACCAACCCGCCGTACAACGCCTCGCAGAACACCGTCGTTGGATTTGAGGCGTTCAAGTTTCCGAAGGACACCTCTGGACAGTCTTCATTCTCTGTAACGATTGCAGCGGGTTCCCCGATCGTTGTGACTTGGGGAACTTCCACCCCAGTCAATGGCACCAAAGTGGCCTTCACGACTACGGGAACGCTTCCGGGTGCGCTGTCTGCGGGTGTGACGTATTACGTTGTTGGGCAGTCGGGCACGACTTTCCGGCTTGCGTTGACCCCCGGAGGATCGCAGATCAATAACGCAACGTCCGGCAGCGGCACCCATACGGGGTATCTGTCGGGCACTACTGTGGCGGATGGCAACACCATCGTCGGCTATCAGGCAGGCTCCAACAACCCGATGTCGGGCAAGTACAACTGCCTGTTCGGCTGGCGGGCTGGCGATCTCCTGACCACGGGCGACAACAACATCGTCATCGGTAAGGATCAGGACGCTGATTCCGCATCCGGCAGCAACCAGATCAATGTCGGTGGCGTGTATTTCCACGACCGTCTGCTGTACACCGAGCGGGCGGACCCAGCGGCTCCGGCAGTCGATCAGGCGGTGGTCTACGCTAGAGACAACGGTTCTGGAAAGACGCAGTTGTGCGTGCGGTTCAACACTGGTGCTGTTCAAGTGCTGGCGACGCAGCCATGATGAAGGCCGCCGCCGTCATACTCCCGCTCACCGGCTGCGCGTCGGCCACGGCGATCATTGCCCAGGAGACGAACACCGTGCGCGGCCGCGCCGGCAGCGCCAAGCGGCACCTCGACGCCGCCCAGGCTGATCTCGATGCCATCGAGATCGCCGCGGCTGAGGTGCACCAGCAGGTGGCGTTTGTGTCCGACGATCAGCACCCCGTCTACCAGACGCTTCAGTACCTCTCCATCGCCGTCATTGCTGCGGCCGTCTTCGGCGCGATCTATTACATCAGAGGTCGGAAATGACGCTCCCCACATACGCATACACGCTCTGGCTCCTCGGTCTCCTGGTCATCACGTTCGCCGCAGGCTGCTCGGTCGGCCTCGGCTTCGCAGCTCGCCGCGCACCTCGAAAGGCAACCCATGCTCGCAAGCGTTGAATCGTTCCTCGGCTCCCTGTCGTTCGGTCTTCTCCTCGGCGTGACCGGGCTGGTCGCCGGGTTCATCTACTGCCGTCGGTCAAAGAAGTGAGCAAGCGGCGCTGCTGCTGCGGTCCGAGCACCACCATTTGGTGGGCAGACATCTGTCCGGAATGGTTTAGCTCGTACTGTTGCGAGCCGTGCTGTGAGTCGAGCGTGGAGCGGATTGAGTTCTGCGAGTACTACCTCAAGTCGTTGGGCATTCCTTGGCCGCCTGATCCGAATACCTGTTACGTCATCGGGTACCAAGGCTGTGCGTTCACGCTGACGAACTTCTATTTGGGAACTTGTCCGCCGCCGTCACCGACGTATCCGACCAACGTCGGAACCCTCATTGCATCGTTTCCAAAGGGGGGAAATCCTTGCTGTCGGCCCGACCCGTCTCAAGCCAATATTGAGCCGGGCGGCATCGCGGATCTTTCGACTGGGGAAGGCCCCGTGATCCTGCCGCCGGCGTCGCCGTGCGAGGACACCATTGCCGAGTGCTACCAGTACAAAGACCAATTCGGCACGGTCTACCCTGTGCGGATTTCGAGTAACGCAACCGCCTGCTTCAATGAATGGGGGGTCCCGTACAACCTCCGTTGCGACACGAATCGGCCCGAGACCTACGCCTCTATGGCCAAGCTTCTCGAGCAGGACGTCGGCCTGTGCTACCAGCGGGACCCGCCGCCGGGCGTCACGATCCTCTCGCCGCTCGCTTCCATCGCCTCAACGGCGTCGTACGAGTACTCGGTGCTAAAGTATGCGGAGTGCCCGGACTGCTTCGACGCGCTCCAATGCTGCGACGATGACCCGTACCCAAACCCCTGCGTGAGCATCCCCGGCCTGTGCTCGAGCGAGGTCGACGCGAGCGAGTCGTACACCGTCGAAACCCAGTACTCGCTCACGGACGTCTTCGGGGACTACTACATCGCCGACGCGCTCGAGATCGTCTTCAGCGCCTGCTACGCGCAGGCGGCGGGACTGGACATCACCGACCCGGCCGACTTCGCGGCCATTGAGGCCCTGTACCTCGGGAAGGTCT